GTGTTAAAGGGTGTTCAAAAAAACTGCCACCTTTTCTCAAATTGCACGATTTACACAAAACCTGCAGATTTTCCTCCAAATCGCTTCCTCCAAGCCTTTTCGGCACTATATGGTCGATGTGTAGGCTTCCTTCACTTTCTCCACAGGCCTGGCAACAATAGCCATCACGTGCAAGGATTCTTTCGCGTATCCGTCTCCAACCTTTACGGTCTGATGACTTCCAAGCCTTAGACATTAGAACCAATCCTTATCCTGGTGATGAGCCCACGCGTTACACATTGAACCATAACGGTGGCGTACGTATCGAATCGTTTCATCGATCTGCCTGTAAGGGTCAAGGCGTCTATACCATTGGGACTTCATTTGGCCTAGCCCGTAATGGCTACCATTCACCGCGTTGGGGTTCCACCTTGACTCCTTAGTGATGATCTTAAATAGGCATTGATATTGATTGAAATCAACGATCCTTGAATGGGCATATAGTTTTAGATAGTCAGCCTGTGTAGCTGCGTGAACCGGTTGCATCGGTATTAGAATCAAGCCTATAAATAGGCACAAGGGTGGCAATAGCAGAATACGCCTAAGCGAGCAATCCGCCTCAGCGGCTCGCTTTAAGCGAATCCAGCGTACCGAACTAGTCAAATACATTGCAAGAATGTGGATAAGTTGAACGGGGCTTCGGCGTGTTGTCCACAGGTTATCCACAGGGCCCTTCATCGTACCTTGCCCAATCCGCTATTAATTAGGGCCTGACGATTGGCCTCACCGAAGGCAAATAACATCGTCGAGGTCATAATCCCGGCAACGGTGCCGTCACTCTTAATGAATTTCAAGTTACTGGGCAAGGTGAGAATTCCATCGCATTCGGCCCATAATTTATCAAACCATAACGATTTGCCCACAGGTAGCAACGCAATGCCGTTGTTATGTTCCAATAACTTATGAGCCCACGGAGTTATTTTGGAATAAGGCGGATTACACCAGACACGTCCCACCCATTCGGTTGCCAATCCGTCATCAATGATCGTCAATGATCGTTTTGCCGGTATCCACGAAACACCCCCCGGAGGTGCCGAAACATCGAGGTCAAATTCAATTCCTAATGCCTCGAATATAAACGGCGGCGTGTAGTGATCATCGGTGGTCTTATTGTCCACCATATCGAAACCAACGTTCAAATCTAACCGATCAGTCATTTTGCTTCCTCATCATCGAGCTGAAAGGTCGAAATTCCCAATGTTCCGCACGATAGGCATTCCACGCAATGGACGAACGGTGGCAAATTGTCTGTCACCTTCACGATTTTGTGTTCGGTTGATTTTTTTTCAACCCTACAATCAAGCCTGATAGTTTCTAGCATAAATGCTCCTGTTCAAATTCTCAATGGGGTTCAAATCTGATGGGTTGATCCAATATGACCCGTCACTTCGACGCCGGGATGGACGCCGTGCCATGTCGATGGGAATCCACCCGATGATGTAATAATTCGGCGAATTGCCGGTGACCAAAACGGCCACGTCATCGCCTCGATCACGATCACGCAAAATCAGGCAGCCTTCCTTCCAGGGTGTGTGTTTTACCTCGACGTTCCACCCTACATCCGCCTGATTTTTGAATGTGTTGACGGTGGCCTTCCATTCGTCAATTCCGAAATACTTTGCAACGGCGTTTTCGGCTCCGATGGCTTCGCTACTCCGGGCAATGTCCTGAAACAAATTCAGTTTTTGCACCGAGTAATCGTTCAACCCTTCGGCACCAACGGCACGGTCTAGCGCAGCTTTAGCGCACGCCATTTCCTGATCGTGAGTCAATTTCACCAAGATCATTTGCACTCCCCACATTCCCAAATAAGCAGTTCGCCTAAGTGATTGATGTATCGGCCAAATGTCATGGGTTTCCAAATCTCACATCGATCACACCATTCGATTGAAATTGGATTTGGTTCGTGAACCACAAGTCCATCAGCTTTGAAAATAGTTTTTTCACCGGTGGCAATTTTGATGATTTCCATGTCGCCCACGATTACACCTGTGGTTTCCACTGGCCGTCAGCCGTGAGGGTGTACCAAATCGGGCCACATTGGCTCGCTTTAGTTTTCTCCGGGCATGAGTAATTGGCCCAGGCTTTTCCGTTTTTGGCCGATGTGCCTTCACGCCATATTCGGTGTCCGTGGACGCACGTTGGGGCTTCTCCGGGTAATTGCCCACCCAGTTGGGTTTTGATCTCCTGGACGGCACTGGAGGCCGTGGCGAACCCATCCTCGCTGAATGGCCTTGCCCACGGATCGTCATCGATGAACGCCTTCGGCAGATTCTCAACCTGGATCATTGATTCCTTCGAGGCCTTTTCCTCGGTTCCCAAAACCACGGATGCGGCCCTACCTATTGCGCTGCTGACCGTATCCTCAACGTACCAACGTTTCATTTGTACGTTGTACGCGGTAACCATTCCGTGGGCATAATCGATGGCGGCTGGCTTCTCATCCTCATAGTGACGATAGATTTTGCACTCAATTAAAATGTAACCCTTTTCCGGATTCCAATCGATGATCGAGGTTTCAATCCGGTTGGTTGGGTAGGTTGCGTGCAGTCTGATAACTTTTTGATTTACGGTTTCGTAGTGGTCCAGGAATGACATTATTTGGCCGCCTTAGATTTTCCGATGGCCATGCCCACTGATCGGCCATGATGGTAGCCCACCGATTTGCCGTCCCGAAATCCCATTGAATATAAAATGGTTCCGATTGATAGTTGGACCAATACGGCCAACCCGATAATTTGTTCCATGCTCATTTTTTCTCCCGATGGCAGTTGGTTGATCTGCCAGGGATAATGTGACGGATTGGACTGACATTTGCAAGATTCCCGCGTGTTTTTCGGCGTGTCTAAGGCTTCGGGTGATCCTTCAAATGCTCAATGAGCAAGGTTCGGATTTCCCGTATATCCCCACGGATACCTTCGGCGAAACCATTTGAAACGGGCCGGGAATTCTTTTCAGCCTTAGCTGCAAAAATGGCCGCAATCGATGAAATTGTTGCAGCGGCGATTAGTCCAATCGCGGCGATTGTTTCGGTCATTTGTCATTGTTGCCAAATGCTGAATCGTTGGGATTTAGATACCTAAGAATAACCGGGGCAACGGCTGCGATACCAGCCATCGCAATGGCCTTCGGATCGGTCACACCGGCCATGTAAACGGCCAACCCGGCGGCCAGGAAAGAACGCAACCATGAGGCTGCCATCGCTTTGAATTGATTCATTTCGTTTTCCCCAGCTTCTCAATAAGCGCAGCGACCTTCGCCGGCGTCAACGCAATTTCAAAATGCATTTCATCTTTTCGGTTTTTGTAATCTCCACCCCAAATTAAACCGTATTTTTTGGCCAGGGCTCGGATCATTGGAACCTTCTCATTTGGGAATGTCCCAATCTTGCCCAATGGGTGCCGGGTGGCATTCAGATCGATGGCCGTGCCGCTTGAATGATTGCTCAGTTTGTCGGTGGTACCACGTACCATTCGGAAACAATAGCCCCAATCATCCAGCCCGCCTTCATCAATAGGTTCGATCAGCTCATGGAATTCAGCCGCAAATCCCACCAATAAGGGTCCAACCGATTTGGCACAATGCAATTTGATTTTTGTACCAGGAACCAAAAACGTTTCGATGCCTAGTTCGGCCCGGTCTTTCGAGGCAGGCCAGCCGTTATGTGAAATCATTTATCCGGTGATGGCTTTCGCTTCATCCTCGGTCAATCCTAAGGCCGCCAATTTTGCAATGGCTGATTCTTTCGCAATGGCTTTGTTTGCTTCGGCAGTCGATTCCAAATTGGTCAATCGCTTCATTTCCAATTCAATTTTTGCCAGGGTAGGTGCATCGCCTTCGAGTTTATGCCAAATGATTGTTGAATAATCATCGGCGGTAATAACGAATTCAGAATTTGGCCGAAGTGATTGAATTGCTTGAACTAGTGTGGTCATGATCAGGCTCCAATTTCGAGTAAAGTAATCGACGATAATTTGCTACCGCCCTGAGCAACAACAACGCCACTGTTGGCCGTCGTGTTTACCTTGACTTGTGTTTTGTAAGTTGTTGCGCTTGTGGTGTTTGGAGAATCTAAGCAACTAGATGTGATCATTGTTGTAATTGCAATGAAAGTCGCACTATTTGCATTGATCCCCATCGTGGTTCCCAAATCTTGAATTGAAGTGACGCCTCTGACCAATTGAACCGCACCGCTAACCCCGACGGCACTTCTTTCGGCGTCGAGTGTTTGACTGTAAATTACCAAAATTTTACTACTTGTTGCGCTTGGCGTGATAGTTGCGGTTAAAGTTGAGTCTGTGTATGTAGTGCTAGCGACGGTGGTAGATGTAGTGGTAGTCGCATTCACAACCTGCAAAACTTTACCGCCGCCAGCAGCCGCGGCCCATTTCATGCCTGTTGCCTGAGTTGAATCAGCGGTTAAAACCTGACCGTTTGTACCAACGGCTAATCGTGAAACCGTGTCGGCTGCGGTTGCCGCAATCAGATCGCCTTTCGCATCAACAATCGATTTCGCCACTGCGCCATTTGCTAGATCGTAAGCAGATTTCACACTATTAGGCGTTGCGGCAGTTGTAGTCGATGTCGATGATGTCGAATCGGTAAGTTGAACCGCACCAGACTGCGTAGTTGATGAGGCTTGAATTCCCACCGTGATTGCTCCGGATGTGCCTCCACCGGTCAACGGTGATGTTGCGGTTATTCCGGTGATGTCACCCTGATCATTTGCGATCCACGTGAAATCCATATCCGCATTTGTTGCCTTTGAAAGAATCTGACCTGTTGTTCCACCTAATAAATCGGCCATTGAGGTTGCAACTGCCTGACCAAAAACTTCAAAATCGGCAGGCAGGTCCGTGACCAAATCTGTGTTCGTTGGCATTTGCCAGTTGAACGGCGTTGTTGGATTGCTCATATTTTCTCCTTATGCTACGACTAGCGCATTTTCCCACGTGAGTGTGTTTGTGATTGTGTTCCAGGCTTCCGACACGCTGACTTCTTGCCACTTCAATGCCTGGATGGAATAGGCCAATGGGGACAACAATGCCGTGACGGACAGGGTGTTATAGCCGGCGGCAAATTGCCAACCTTCAACGAAACCAAGATATTGGCCCGCCGTCATATTGTCGGGCAGATCGGTAATTCGTAGCGGCATTCCCATGAATATGTTGATCATTGAATCCCGGTCTGCGTCATCCAATTCGGGGTTGGTCAATTCGTAAGTGATCGATTGCATCATGGCTTCGGGAAATGCCCGCAGGGTTAGGTAAAATGCGGCCTGACTAATTGCGTCGGCGTTATCGTGCAGGGTGGTTGTAATCACCTGGGCCAACCGGCCAAATGTGGCCACCGACGCCAAATCCTCATCGGATACCTCGCTGCTTGAATTTGTGCCGTATTTGATCGTTACATCATTTCGAACGTCACCGGATCGGGTTTGAATTTTGATTCCGCTGGCTAGGGCTTGATTTGCCGTAACATCCACGTATCCGTTGGTTGCGAGATATTGGGTCCGGTGTGTGGAATCGGCGTAGGAAATCTGCCCCTGCGCATTTTCGTAAATATAACCAAGCCCCGAAGTGGCCAACGCGGAAACCAATGAATAAACATCGATCACGTCCGCTGATCTAGCTGCAAGGTCGTAATTTCCGGGAGTATCGATCTCACCCAATCCAACGTTTTGAGCCTGTGCCCATGTTTCCGTTGCCGGTGTGTAATTGCCCCACGTTAATGCCG